TCTTCCTGATAATCCCTAAGCTCCATTGCACAGCTCCAGTTGCGGCGATTTTCTCTTACTTACTACTAAGACTCAGATTCCTTGGTAGGTATTAACCTGATAAGGAGTGATAGTATCAGGTTGACTGGTTATGGCGCTCTATTGGAGCGGGGGGGCGCTCTATTGGAGCGGGGGTATTTATTGCCAAGATGAAGCTGTTTGAGGTCTGCCCATAAGACCGTATGCGCTTGTATCTACGCACAAGCTTGGCTTCTTCCAAACGAGCCAGACACTTCCTAGTTTGGGATAAAGACAAGCCGCACTCATCGGCCAAAGTCTTCATGGAAGGATAGCAGCGCCCTGACTGGTCCGCATAATTGCACAGGATCAGAAGCACCATTTTCTCTTGGCACGGTAACTTATGTTTGACCGCCCAAGCCATGGCTTGAAATGACATAATTATGCCTCGCATTTTCTGCGGGCCGTATTGCAAAATTGGGGAATTAAGAGTAATTAACTCTCAAGCCCAACGTGCGCTGGATCCGCATGGTTGGTTTAGAAGCCCCGGTGACGCCAATCACTGGGGCTTCCCTTTTTATACCTCACTTCTGAGCGTCAGTTCAAGCGCCACAAACACCGTCTGTGGAATCCGGTGAGTGCCGTTCTTCCAACGGTAGACAGACCGCTCTGACACGCCAAGGTATTCAGCAACCCTAAGATTGCTCCACTTGAGCCGTTCCAAAAGCCTCACAAACCGTTCAACGTCGCGGTTTTTCATCCCGGCTCCTACTTAAGCGTGTAGCCACAACGATCTGCTAAGCCCTTGATTTCAGATATAGTTGTTGGACCGCAGTTCTTCAGCTTGGCAAGACTAGCCAAGGTAAGATGTTTCAAGTGACGCACTCTCCAAACATCAAGCTTTTTAAGCGCCTGACTGGCACGTTTAGACAAGCCACCAATGGCCTCAATCTTCATTTCAGGCGGAGGAGGCTGCACGATCTTGGCCTTCCCAGATTGGGTTGCCTTGGCGATTTCATCCAAAATGCGCTTGTTTCGCTCAGGCTGGACAAAGACAGGCGATGGGGTGGCGCGTATCTTTGAGACATCCTCATTGTACTTTTTGCGCAGTTCAATGATGTCTAAATCAAGCTGTCTATTTCGCTTTATAAGCGCCTCATATTCGTCTGCGGCCTTACGAAGAATGTCTACGATGTCCAAGTCGATCATTTATTTCCCCTTTTTGTTGGCTGACAACTCGTCATATTTAAATGACGAAAAGTCATTTTTCAAGGCTCTTTTTTGCCTGAATGATAATTTCCCGATTTTTCTGAACCCATTTAAGCGTATTTAATGCGGCTTCCATTTTTGGCAGACGCTCTTCCGTCTCTTTTAGGATTTCCTCCGGCCTTTCCCCTTTCGCCACGTATCGCCGAACCAAGTTCACATAGCTGCGGTGATTGTTGACGGCGCTCTCAAGGGCCGCCACCTGCTCATCAATGCCAATCTTCATGAGTTCACAAAGATCGTGCCAACGACCTTCCTTGGCGTAAACCGATACCAGCAGCAGTTGTCTTTGCCAGTCATGTCGCTGTCAGCAATCCATTTGACCCTACCTACTGTCACGATTAAGTCGCAGTAGCTCAGATATGGACGGGACTGCTTGGTAAACATCCAATCTGAATCGAAAAGCAGCCATGTATCCATCATGGATGAACAACGCTCGATGATTTGATGCAGAGGCTTGCGATCCCATGGCGGGTTTGTGATGAAACAGTCAGCCCCTGCGGCATCATCCCATGTCACGAACGAGGCGTCATTTCGCCAAACCTTGTCAGACTGAGGCTCCACATCAAAAGCCGACGTACACACATGCCCATGGGCTTGCAGGTGTCCGACAAGATCCCCAGCCCCAGCACAAGGCTCACAGAAGTGAGTTTGCGGCTTGAGCCACGGCAACAGTGGCAGGACGGCTTCCAATGGAGTCGGGTAAAAATCTAGCTTTTCTCGTTCAAAGTCAGACCGTTTCCCCATCTTTCCCCTCCAGTGCTTTGCGGGCAATGTCATGGAACCATGACGTTCCTTCGTCTGGGTCTGTATCCATTATCTTTTCCAGCGCCGCCTCAAATTTTTCAGCCCGTATCCCTTCTGCCATGAAGTTCTTGAAGGTGGTGGCAAGCTCGGTTTCCAGTTCCTTGATTCGCGCTCTCATGCGGTCGCGCTGCCACTCAGCGCCCATCTGAAAAGCTATTTGCACCTCGTCGGCGTGGCGTTCTTCGTCTTCAGTCATCTTTCTTCCCCTCTAGTGCGGCGACAGGCACAAAAGCCACAGCGCCTTTAATTGAATAACTATTTTCAATTGTTAGAATTGTAAGCTCCGCTATCTCCAATTCTCCATGACACCGAGCATTGTACACAATTGTGTTTGTTACAGGGTCATATATAGATGATAGGCTATCAATCGGCTTATGACATTTCCCACACATAATGATTAGGTCTTCATTCATCTTTCTTCCCCTCTAGTGCGGCGCGGGCGACATTGCACATGACTTGCGGATTACGGCCCGTTGCATTCCCATTACCAGCAATTTGACGCAGTGTTGTTTGTAGCTCTTCAATTCGGTGGAAACAGTCGTGCAGCTCAAACTCCAGCTTTTCAATGTAAGTGACTGCCTCGACCCCATTGGGATTAATTAGCGTATATCCGCCGCCCTCTTTTTCACGATGACATTGAAGTTTCCATTTCAAATCATTGCTCATAAACCGTCTCCTTCGGCAAAATCCAGATCGACCTTGATGCAGGCGATGCGGCAATGCGTAAAGCGATCTGCCGCTTCTTTTGAGCCATAAACGCTATTGGTGTTGTCCCCATACGCATTCAGCCACACCGTCCGCTTGTGGCGGGGGCGGACTTCGATGAGGTCATATTCATGGTCATCATGGTTTATTCTGTAAGATCCATTTTCGGACCAATTTGTTGTAGACCAGAAATTGGTCCCAAGAACTGCACCATGAACAGGATATGCGCCACCCCCATCCGTCGCATAGATGCGGACTTCGCGGCCATCGCGCGTCCGATAGGTTTTGTCCTTAGAGATCATTTCTTTTCCTCCCGCGCTGCAAGCATGGCGTCGGCTACCTCATACGAGTGTTCCGCAATCTTCGTCCAATTCGAAGAAGATATGCTCGGGATCAGCCCCGTCAGCGCCGCCATTGCGAACTGATCGCGGAGGGTCAACCGATCACGCTCCATGCCATGGATCAGGTCCAGTGCTTTGCGGAGTTGCTCGTCAGTCATTTGCCATCTCCTCTACAATGATCTTGCATTGCGGGCCTTCCTTGACCCATTTGATCTCCAACCACTCACAAAGGCTGTCATCCTCAACAATTCCCTGACTAACCAGAATGTCGCTGACAGACTTCTCCAAGTTTCCTAAATCACGCCTACGCTTGTCTGGGCGTACTGCCAAAATTGTCAACTTATACGCGCCAAGATGCTTTCGCCCCTTTGCCTGCCCCGCAATCTGCCACATCGCTAATTTGCGCCACTCCATGTATTTTGGCGAGCGATAAACCCTACCGTCCTTCGTCGCCCTCCACAGGCGGTTCACTGACGGGGGGAAGGGAAGCACAAGAGTTATCATTAGAGCCAGATCTCCTACGAGCCATGATGGTAGCCAAGTGCTGGCAAACCTCCGCCTCTGAGATCCGCATTTCCTTGGCAATGTCTGCCGTGTTCATGTTCATGTTCCAAAAACCTTCAACGTACAGATCTGGTCTGATTCGATAGGGGTGCATCCCTGTCAGCAGGGAGATTTGCCGGACATGACGCACCGGGATCAGTGTCCAACCGGAAACCGCCCTGTTCGTGATGCCAAGCTCCTCCGCTAACCGTTTGGCTGTTCCAAAACGGCGGATTACTTCCAAAAGGGATGCGTCTCGATCTAGCCTCATACACAACCATTGCGCTCATTCTCCACAAAAGTCAAGAGGGGGGTTGACTTATACGGGGAGGGGAGTATGTAGAAGGAACGGTTCGGCATTGTTTGGAGACGGAAATGAGACTTGCAGGAACGACCTACCGACTAGACGAGCATAAATTGCCGAGCGGGCAAATGCTCTATGGCGAACTTCACATTGAAGTCGATAGCGCCCCTTACATCTGGGCCATGGATGTCTATGCGGTGGATGACAACGGCGAAGAGACCGCCGTCTACTACTACAGCCCATTTCGTGGGAACAATGAGCCAGAGGCCATAGTTCTCAGGGATATGCTTCACCGCGATCAGAAGCTGATGGATTGCGTATATGAAGCTTGCGTCGATGCAGCATCGTAAAGGAAAGGGGAATTACAATGAAAATGTCTGAAACCATCGCAGAACTCGCAGTCGCTCTCGCCAAAGCGCAGGGCCAGATTGAAGACGCCTCCAAGGACGGGATCAATCCTGCATTCCGCTCCAAGTACGCCGACCTCGCCGCTGTCCGTGCAGTGATTCGCGAGCCTTTGGCTGTCAACGATCTGGCTGTCATGCAGTTTCCCCGCACAGTCCAAGGCGGTGTTGAGGTGGAGACCATGCTCGTCCATAAATCCGGGGAGTTCGTTTCTGAGTCTCTGTTCATGCCCGTTGGCAAGTACGACGCCCACGGCATTGGCTCTGGGATCACCTATGGACGCCGCTATGGCCTGATGTCGATCCTCTGCCTTGCTGCCGTCGATGATGATGGCAATGGCGCTGTTGAGAAGGCCCCTGCCGTTAATCCTGAAGTGACGAAGGCTCTGGCAGTACGCGCCAAGAAGGAAGCTGAGAAAGGGCTTGATGCTCTCAATGCATTCTGGCGTGGCCTCGATGCCGACCAGCGCAAGTTGCTGACCCCTGAAGCTTTGAGGGATCTCAAGGCTATTGCGACCGCAGTCGATGCCAAGGAGACTGAGTGATGGAACAGCGCAGCCCTGAATGGTATGCCGCCAGACTTGGCCGAGTGACTGCTAGTCGCGTCGCCGACATAATGGCGAAGACTAAGAGCGGACCTTCAGCCAGCCGTGCTAACTACATGGCTGAGTTGATTTGCGAGCGTCTGACTGGAATGCAGGGGGCTTCCTATCAGAACGCCGCAATGGCGTGGGGAGTGGAGAGGGAGCCAGAAGCTCGTTTGGCCTATGAAGCCAAGACAGGCGATCTGGTGACGGAAGTGGGCTTCACTCCCCACGACTCCATTGATATGTCTGGCGCGTCTCCAGATGGGCTTGTCAATGATGACGGGCTTGTCGAGATCAAATGCCCTAACACTGCTACGCACATTGACACGCTGCTCTCAGGCACTGTGCCAAGCAAGTACATGTATCAGATGCAATGGCAGATGGCTTGTACTGGGCGTCAATGGTGTGACTTCATATCCTATGATCCACGGATGCCTGAGAACATGCAGTTGTGGGTGAAGCGTGTTAAGCGCAATGAGGAAATAATCAAAGAACTTGAGAAGGAAGTTATATTCTTCCTTGCTGAGGTGTCACTGAGAGTTGCCGAACTGAAGGAGAAGTACGATGGCATTTGAGAAGCGTGATCTGAGCGGGGCCGTCTTTAAAAATAAGAAGCCTATGAATGAAAACTCACCCAACATGACTGGCAACGCCATGATTGATGGCGTTGAGTATTGGGTGAACGGATGGACCAAGACCAATAAGGATGGCGAAAAGTGGATCAGCTTGGCGTTCAAGCGCAAGGACGGGCCAAAGCAGCAGCAGAAGCCTGAAAAGACATCCTATGACATCGACGCGGATGACATCCCATTTTGAGGTGAGCCATGGACAGCGACATCCCAATCTCTGAGCAGTTTCGCGTTGTGGCGAAGGTTTGGGTTGAAGCCGACGCCGCAGCCAATCTTCGCGAAGAAACCAAGTCGGCAGTTCTGGCTCGTATGATGATTGCCTGTGGCGACATGCCAGTCAGCAGGGCTGAAATGCAAGTCAAAGCCTCAAACGATTGGCATGAGTTCGTGACAGAAATGGTGGAAGCCCGAAAGAAAGCCAGCGAACTTAAAGTGAAGCTTGACTACATCAAAATGAAGTATCACGAGCAACAATCTGCGGAGGCATCTCGCAGGGCTGAAATGAAACTATAGGAGAATGGAAATGGATGAGGATCTGAAAGCTGCAATGGAAGAAATGTTTGAAGGCATCGAGGATGCTTTGACAAAGGCAAGGACCGTTCATGAGATGAGTGACAAGATTCACGATCTCATGAAGCCTCATGATCTTCCCATGAAGCTCAGCATGATGACAATCGTATGCTCCCGCATCATCATGGAGGATGCAGAGGATATGGGAGATGCGATGGCATATGCAGGCCGCTTGTTCCATACCCTCGTTGACATCTTTGACCGCAACATCAAAGAAAACGATGAGGAAGAGGATGACGAATCGGGTACGCTTCAATGATTTTGTCCATAACCCTATCTGATAGCGAGTTGATGACTTGCCGTGTCATTGGCAACATGAGGTCACTCTGCGCCCGTGGCAATCAAGTCAATGATGCTATCATGAATGATGGGTTTGGCATGGTGATGGACGAAGTAGGTGTTATTGGGGAGTATGCGTTCTGCAAACTTCAGAACATCTTCTTCGATCCATCTGTGTCACCGAGAAGTGGATCTTATGACTGCGTGTTTATGGGCTTTCGTTTTGACATCAAGACAACGACGCGCCAAGACGGGCGGCTATTGGCTACCAAAAAGCGCAATCCTGATGTCGATGCGTTTGCTTTGGCGATTGTGAATGGGAATGAAGTTTCCTTTCCCGGATTTTATCTGGCGAAGGATTTGTATGTTGAGTCCAATCTGAAAGACCTTGGGCATGGGGAAGGGTATGCAGTCCCCCAATCAATGCTCAAGCGTTGGAAGGATCGCTAATCACAGCAAGGCCGGGATCGGCTGGGAGGGGCATGGCTAGGATCGGCGGGGCAGGGCAGGGCTGGGATTGGCTGGGCGTGGAGGGGCCGGGAGAGGCCGGGCAGGGACAGGCAAGGCCCGGCAAGGCAACGCAAGGCAAAGTTTTATTCATGCGTTAAGTGATTTTTGCTGGGCGAGTCACGGAACGGCAAGGAAAGGCTTGGCTAGGTTAGGCGCGGCGAAGCAGTGCATGGCGAGGCTAGTCCGGGAAGGGTCGGGCAAGGCAAAGCATGGCAAGGTTCTATTCATGCGTTAGTCAATTTCTGCATGGCCGGGAGAGGCGGTGCGCGGATGGGCATGGCAAGGAAAGGAAGGGCAAGGCACAGAAAGGCAAGGCTTGGCAGGGCTGGGTAGGGCGGGGCATGGTTAGGCAAGGCAAGGCGAGGATACTAAATGAATGGGTTAGGTTATTTAGGTAACCA